ATTTACCCCCATGAATGTGAGCAAAAGTCATGAATAAGGATGTTTCAGGGTTGATCACTATTGATCCAATCTCATCAGGATTGATCAAGCCGCATTCGGTTTTGAGTCAGTCATTAGCAGGGCTTATTGGCTCACCAACCCCAAGAATCCACACGCCACTGAATGATTTGCCATCCAGGGGTTTGGAAATCATAGATTTTGCAGCTGCGTTGAAACTGGAGTTGATGCCCTGGCAGAAATTTGTCATTGAGCATTCTCATAAAGTGCGCCCTGATGGCAGGTGGGCAACCCCGCTGGTCGCAACAGTTGTTTCCCGGCAAAGCGGAAAATCAACCATGATGTTGGTGCGAATTTTGGCGGGCATGTTTCTATTTGATGAGCCGCTGCAAATCGCATCAGCCCACCGACTGACCACATCCCTGGAACAGTTTCGCACCCTGGTTGGCTTGATTGAAAGCAGTGATGAATTATCCAAGAAGGTGCAGCGGATCAAATGGTCACATGGCAATGAGGAAATCACAGTTGCCAACAAATCAGGGGTTTCAAGGTTTGCAATTAAGGCAGGTGGATCAGCCGCCCGCGGCACATCACCAACCACAGTTCACCTGGATGAGTTACGCGAACAACATGATTTGGAATCATTTGCCAGTTTGCGTTATTCATTGCTTGCCGCCAAGAATCCAATGATCATGGCTTATTCATCAGCGGGTGATCAGCACTCAGTTGTTTTAAATCAGATCAGGGATCGGGGCATTGCCGCAGCTGCGGGCAACAGTGATGAGATTGCTTATTTTGAATGGTCAGCACCAAGTGATGACATCAATGACCCTGCCAACATTGTGGCGGCAGTGCCAGCCCTGGGTTGGACAATCCATGCAGACAACATCAGTCAATTGCTCAATGATCCCCATGAAGTCTTGATGACTGAGGTTTTGAGCCGCTGGGTGGCAACCATCTCATCAGCCATTGGTGAGATTGAATGGCGGTCATGTGAATCACCTGAGTTGGATTTAGATACTGAAAAAATCACCTGGATGGCGTTGGATCACTCACCTGACAGGCGACACTGCGCATTAGTGGCAGCACAGCAATTACCAAATGACCAGTTCATTGTGAAGTTGTTGCATACCTGGGAAAACGCGGTTGCCTTAGATGACAAAGAAATTGCAAATGATGCGTCAGCCTATTGCAGAAAATACCCGATTGAGTTCTTGATTTATAGTAGGCGAACCAGCGCATCAGTGGCTGCTAGGTTGCAACCCGCAGGAATCCCCATCATGGAAGCCGATTCATTCTATCCGCAATCATGTGATGAGATGATTTCAGCAATTAACGCGGGCAGATTACGCCACAGAAATCAAGAGATGCTTACCCTGCAAATGTTGTCAGCGGTTAAATTAACCAGGGGAGATGGGGGGATTGTTTTAGGTAGGCGGGCAAGTCAATCCGCAATCTGCGCCGCCGTTGCCACAGCCCTTGTTACACATTATGCGACACGCCCAAGCACAGATGTGGACATTCTTATTGGGTAGTGGTAAATGCCTGAGAAAATGCGGGCATGGCGATACTTGATAGATTTAGAGTGCAGACAAAAACAGCTGCGCCTGAACCTGATGTTGCCGCAACTAATTTAGCACCGCTTAACAATTTAAATTCACTTTACACATTTATCAACACGCCAATTAGCGCAACTTACCAAGAGTTTATTAGCATCCCATCCGCAAGCCGCGCAAAGGGAATCATTTGCTCATCAATTGCGAGCATTCCATTGATCTTGCGCGATAGATCAACAGGCATGAGATTAGATGAGCCGCGTGTGATAAATACACCTGATCCAAGATTGCCAGGGCAAGCCACTTACGCCTGGACTGCATCAGATATTTTGCTTTATGGTTTCGCCTATTGGCAGGTTACAGAATTATATGCAGACACATTTAGGGTCAGATCAGTTGAAAGAATTGCACCTGATCGGGTAGGAATTGAAACCAATGCCAATGCCACAGAAATCACAGGCTACACAATAGATGCTGGATACAAACTGCCTGATTCAGGTGTTGGCAGCCTTGTTGTGTTTTACAACCCAGGGGATGTTGGTGTTTTAAATAGAGCAGGGCGAACCATCCGCACAGGTGCAGAGTTGGAAAGAGCTGCAATGAATTATGCGCGTGAGCCAATTCCATCAATGGTGTTGAAATCAAATGGCACTGCATTGCCCGCAGATCGGATTGCAAAATTATTAGATCAATGGGGCATTGCTAGGCGCAACCGCACAACTGCGTTTTTAAATGCTGATGTCACAATGGAACAAGTTGGCTTTGATCCGCTTAAACTTCAGTTGGTAGAAGCCCGCGAAAATATTGCAACTGAAATCAGCCGCGCAGTTGGGATACCTGCATACTTTACAGATTCACCAAGTGGATCATCAATGACTTATTCAAATGCAGTCACAGCCCGCCAAACATTGCTGGATTTCAGTTTGATTCCGATTGCTGATGCAATATCCCAAAGATTGTCAATGCCTGATTTCACGCCATCATCCCAGGTGGTCAGACATGACTTTGATGTTTATCTGCGCGGATCAGCATTTGAACGCGCACAGATCTATGAAATATACAACCGCATTGGCGTAATGACCGCTGATGAAATAATGAGAAAAGAGGACATGGCACTATGAACCTGACCACCCCAATGCAGATCACCGCAGCTGATTCAGAATCAAGGACAATCAGCGGGCGCATTGTTGCATTCAATGAAGCGGCAAATGCCAGCACTGGCAAAGTGATATTTGCAAAAGGCAGCATCCAGCCAAAAGATGTGTTTCTTAATTTAGAGCATGACCGCACCAGGCGCATTGGAAAAACACTTAACATGAATTTAAATTCTGATAAATCCATAGATGCTACATTTAAAATTGCCAACACCACCGCTGGAAATGATGCATTGGTTGAGGCAATGGATGGACTGCGTGATGGATTCTCCGTTGAATTAGCAGTCAATGATTATGAAATGTTAAAGGATGGAACAATGAAAATCATCAATGGAGATTTGCAAGCCGTTGCACTCACATCTGAGCCAGCCGTTAGATCAGCGCGTGTCACAAAAGTGGCAGCAACAGAGGAAAATTCTGAACCCACAACAGTTGTGGAAACAGAGCCAACAACCGAAGGAGAAAAAGTGTCAGAGCCAATTACTGAACCAGCCGCACCAACTGAAACAGTTGATGCATCACTGGCAATTAAAGCAACAACATCAACACCAATGTTTTATGCAAAACCAAGAAGCCCAATTGTAAACATGGGATCATGGGTTGAGCATTCAATCAAGGCACAATTAAATCCAAATTCAGATTCCGCACTTTATGTTAAAGCGGCAACTGATGATTTGGCAAATACAAATCCAGCATTCAATGTTACACGCCAATTGAATGAAGTTATCAACGGATTAAGCAATGCAACCAGGGCAAACATTGATGCAATCAGTCGTGGTGTATTACCTGATGCTGGGCTTCAATTCCAAATTCCAAAAATTACTGCCGTGGCAGAAGTTGATGCCGTAGCAGAATCAGGTGCGGTAACAAATACAGGGATTACTAGCTCAATGCTCACAGTCACAATTGAGCGTTTTGCAGGCCGCAATCAACTCACAACCGAAATCATTGAACGCAGTTCACCTGATTTTTTCAATGAGTTAATTTCAATCATGGGATCAGCCATGGCATTGGCACAAACCAAAGCCGTTGGCACTGCAATTCTTGCAGGCGCAACCGCTGATGCCACACCAACTGCAAACACCGCAGCTGGATTGCTTGCATTCACATCACGATCAAATTCAGCAATTTATGGATCAACACAAAGATTTGCGCGTTCACTAATAGTAAGTCCTGATCAATGGTCAAATATCATGTCTTATAACAACAGCGGGCAACCTTTATTCAATGCTTATCAGCCACAGAACCAAACTGGTTTAGTAACTGGTCAATCACAAATTGGCGTTGTTGCAGGTTTGAATTTTTATGTGGACAATTCAGGTGTGATCACTGGTTCAGGTGATAACTCAATGGTTGTTGTTGAACCTAATTCATACACATGGTATGAGTCACCAAATTACCGCCTAGATGTAAATAAGCCATCTGACGGAACAGTTGAGATTTCCATAAATTCTTATGGTGCGATTGCAACCAAAATTGGTGCGGGCGCAAGAAAATTCAACTTCACCTAAGCCTTAAATCATGGGTTGTGATTCTCCCGAACGCAGCCCAGCCGACTACATGAAAGGACACTGACATGCCAATCATTGATGCAGACGATCTGCGCCAAGTTTTGGGTGTCAGTGTCACTATGTATTCAGATGCATACCTGGAACAAATTATTGCCAGCAGTGAGCAGGTAATTCTGCCATTGTTGGTTTCTTATCAATCAGCCATTGAAACTTATCAAGTGACTGATGATGTGATTACATTTACAACAGTGCGACCTAATTATTTCGTAGAGGGTCAATCAGTCGTTGTGACTGGTTGTGGTGGCTTAGATGATACATATACCGCTGATCCGCGTGCAGCAAATGTGTATCAATTCTCCGCAAGCGTAGTTGCTGGAGATTCCGTTTCAGCCATTCCAGTCATCCCCGCTGGGGTCGCGGTTCTTGATGGGTCAAGTGCCGCTGATCTTTATGCAAACACAGCTGCAATCAAGAATGCTTTGCTAGTGGTCAGCACTGAGATTTTTCAATCAGTGGTTGCACCTGGTGGGCAAATTGAGGGCGTGGATTTTGCGCCAACACCATACAGAATGGGCAGATCATTGACCAGCCGCGTGATGGCTTTGTTGTTGCCTTATGTTGAAACAGAAACAATTGCACAATGAGTGCATCAATTTTAGAGGTTCGCAATGAATTGGCAACCGCCCTGGCATCAGTTGGCGCATCAGTTTATGGATCAGTTCCTGAAGCGGTGATTCCGCCCGCATGTGTAATTGTTCCAGATGCACCTTATTTGGAAAGCCGCCTAATTGGTGGCAGCACAGTCAATGTCAAAATCAACTTTATTATTACCGCCGCCGTTGCCTACAACAGCAATCCTGGCGCATTAGATAACCTGGAACAATTGGTGATTCAAATTTTGGGTGTCATGCCCAATGGTTATGTGGTCGGAGATGTGCAACGCCCAGCAATCACTAGCGTGGGCGCATCTACACTTTTAACCGCTGATTTATCAGTCAGCACCTATTACAACCAAGACTAAGGAGAAACAAAGAAATGCCAACAACAATCATCACAGGGCGTGACATAACACTGACAATTGATTCTGACAGTTATGTTGCACAGGCTACATCAGCCACATTGACAGTTGATTCAACAATCAACACATACCAAACACTTGATGGAAAAGCCTATTACACAACTGACACCCAGGGCAGCCTGGCAGTTGAATTATTGGCTGATTGGGGCGCAGCATCATCACTTTGTGAAGCATTGTGGACAGCTGCAACCAACTCACCACAAACAGGTTTGGGTGTCGTATTAGTAGCAGATACAGGCGCATCATTTGCCTTTGATGTGCAGCCGATCCTGCCATCAGCGGGCGGCACTGCACCTGATGCACAAACAGTCACATTGGCATTCACATGTGTGACAACGCCAGTTCTAACAATAAGTTAATCTAAAGAATCGGGAGAAAAGCAATGAAATTACCAATCACAATTGAATATGGAAACGGGTCATCAGAAACCTACACTGCTCAGCCACCTGAGTGGGCAAAGTGGGAACAGAAAACTGGTTACATCATCAGCCAAGCCCAGGATAAATTGGGTATAAGTGATTTGATGTTTTTGGCATATCACGCCATGAAGCGTGAAAGTGCTGGGAAACCAATCAAATCATTTGAGATTTGGTGTGAAACAGTTGTTGATGTGGTGGTGGGAGTTGATGACCCAAAAGTTTCAGGCGCGGAAGCATAAATTACTTGTTGATTGAGTTGGCAATTGCCACATCAATCCCAATGAGTGAATGGGAAAGCGCAGAACAGATTTTAACCGCAGTTGAGATATTGGAGAAACGCAATGGCAACTGATTCAATCACATACAATAAGTCAGAGCAGCGTTTAATTATTAAAGCCCTGGGTGAAATGAGTGATCAAGCAATTGCCCAAGCAAAAAAAGAATCGGGTGCTTTAACTGAATATTTGCAAAAACAAATCCGAAATGTTGCCAGTTTGACTCAAAATTTAATTGATGATCGGGTTGCCGCTGGTTCAGTGGTAAGTAAATCATCAAAAATTGGTGAAATAAGTTTTGGTTTTGCAGCACAAAAATTCAGTGGCGGCGGCACAACAAAAGAATTGTGGGCTGGGGCTGAGTTTGGATCAAACAAATATAAGCAATTCCCGAATTGGTCAGGCAAGTTTGGCAAAGGCTCACGCGGTTGGTTTATTTATCCAACACTGCGGCAAAATCAAAAATATATTATTGAACAATGGGAAAATGCCTTTGATCGTATAGTTAAGGAGTGGTAATGGCAGCCACAGGTTCGCGCACCCTTAAACTCTCCATCCTGGCAGAAACCAAACAACTTACTGACAGCCTGAAATCAGCCACCAAAGATGTGGAAACATTTGGTGACAAGATGGGAAATATTGGCAAAAAGATTGGGGCAGCCTTTGCCCTGGCAGCCGCAGCCGCAGCCGCTTATGCAGTCAAAATTGGCGTTGATGGGGTCAAGGCAGCCATTGAGGATGAGGCAGCCCAGTTGCGGTTGGCAAGCGCGTTAAAGAGTGCGACAGGGGCAACTGAGGGTCAAATCAAGGCAACTGAGGATTACATCTCCAAGATGCAATTGGCAACTGGGGTGAGTGATACAGATTTGCGGGCATCAATGCAACGCCTAGCAGTTAGCACAAAAGATGTGAGCAAATCCCAGGACATTTTAAACCTGGCAATTGATGTGTCAAAAGGCACTGGTAAAGATTTGGCGACAGTCACCGAAGCCCTGGCAAAAGCCTATGAAGGACAAGACACCAAATTGGCGCGGTTGGGAATTGGATTGTCCGCAGCTGATTTGAAGGCAATGGACTTCACCCAAACTCAAGTTGCATTATCAAACCTTTATGGCGGTGCTGCATCAAGGAACGCGGAAACATTTCAGGGGCGCATTGATCGTTTGAAACAAGCATTTGATGAAGGCAAAGAAGCCATTGGTGCAAAGTTGTTGCCAATCATTGAACGCCTAATTGGATATTTGTTTGAATATGGTGTGCCGATTATTAACAAGTTCAAAGATGCCTGGGATGTTGTGAAAACTGCGATTGATAACAACAAAGAGAATTTTCAAGAATTCATTGATTTAATGCAAACCTATGTGTTGCCAATATTGAAAACAGTGTTTGGATTCCTGGTAGATGTTGGTGCAAAGGCTGCATCAGCCATTATCAACGCATTTGGCACAATCCTGGGGGCAGTCACACCAATCATCAATTTCATCATTGATGCAATCAACACAGTAATCAGGGGAATCAATCTGATCAAACCAGGTGCTGACATTGGCTCAATTGGCAAAGTTGGCTCATCATCATCAAATTTTGAATATAACTCAGGCAATCCAATGGCAGGATCAGCTGCATCAACATCAGTTCCAACAATTTCAGGCGGTGGCTCATCAGTCACTGGTAGTGGTAGCAAAGGTATTTCATTACCATCATCAGTTTTGGTTATGCCCACAGTTGGTTCAAGATTTAATTCATTAGGCACTGCTGATGTTAGGGGCAGAGAATCTGATTCAATCACAATCAACATTGGCGTTGCAGGTGATCCCGAAGCCACTGCCAGGATTTTGGTAGATACTTTAAACAATTCATTTTATCGTGGCACAGGCGGTGCAACTAACTTTGTGGGCGGTGACTGATGAGCGTTTGGAATCCAGTTTGGCAGGTCAAAATCAATGGCGTTGATTACACCAATGCAATCCTGGCAAACTTAACCATCACCTCAGGGCGCACAAACATTTATGAACAAGCAAATGCTGGATACATAAGCATTCAATTGATCAATTTGGATCAAAGCCCAATTGATGCAGAAATCAATCAATCAATCACAGTTGAATTACAGGATTCCACAGCTGCATTTGTGCCGATATTTGGCGGGTCAATTGTGGATGTGTCGGTGTCAGTCAGTGATGCAGGTGGTATTGCATACGCCCAAACAATCACAATCATTGCCCTGGGCGCACTCGCCAGGTTGCCAAAAGTTTTAACTGATGGAGTGCTAACCCAAGATTTTGATGGAACGCAGATTTTTGACATTTTGCAAAATGTTTTGTTTGCCCAATGGAACGCAGTGCCAGCGGCTGAAACCTGGGCAGCATTTGATCCTGCAATTACCTGGGCAAATGCTTTAAACACTGGTTTGGGTGAAATTGATCAGCCTGGCAATTATGAATTGGCACAACGCTCATCAAGTCGCATTGATGTTTATTCATTGGTTTCAGCATTGGCAACATCAGGGCTGGGATATCTTTATGAGGATGGGTCAGGGTTGATCAGTTATGCAGACAGCACCCACCGCACAATTTATTTGGCAGCCAATGGTTATGTGGATTTGAGTGCAAATGAAGCCCTGGCAAATTCATTGAAAATTCAAACCAGGGCAGGTGATGTGCGCAATTCAATAACATTGAAATATGATCAAAACTCAACCAGTGAAGTATCAGAATCGGATGCTGCATCAATTTCAACTTATGGAACGCTGGCACAGATCATTACTACAACAATCAAACACCAAGCGGATGCCCAAGATCAGGCTGATTTCTACATTTCACTAAGAGCAAATCCACAGGCAAATTTCAATTCCATCACCTATGAATTGACCAACCCTGAAATTACTGATGCAGATAGGGATGCCCTGATTGGCATATTTATGGGAATGCCAGTCTTTATTGCTGACTTGCCACTGAACATGGTGGCGGGGTCATTCCCAGGCTTTGTTGAGGGCTGGACATGGAGAGCTGCATACAACCAGGTCTCAATCACCCCATTATTGTCACCGCTGGCATATTCTTTGCAGGCAATGGCGTGGGATGATGTGCCTGTTGTGGAACAGTGGAATACAATCAGCCCAACTTTAGATTGGGAAAACGCAACAATTGTTGCATAAAGGAGAGATGACAACATGACAAATCCAACCAGCAATTTTGGCTGGCAAATGCCTGAATCAACAGATTTGGTGACTAACCTGCCAGCGGATTTTGAAGTGTTTGGTCAAGCCGTTGATACAGATTTTGCAGATTTAAATGGTGGAACAACTGGGCAAGTATTAAGCAAAACATCAAACACTGATTTGGATTTCACATGGGTTGCACCTACTGCGGGTGATATTGAAGGCGTAACCGCTGGAATTGGAATTTCAGGTGGCGGCACATCAGGAACAGTGACAGTGACTAATTCAATGGCAACTGCAATCACAACAAGCGGAGATTTAATTCAAGGCACAGGATCAGGAACATTTGCGCGGCTTGCAACTGGAACAAGTGGGCAATACTTGACAACAAATGGCACAACAAATTCATGGGTCACCGCAACCGCTGGGAGTTTGACTTTATTATCAACAACTACGCTTTCAGGCGCATCAACAACAATTTCAAGCATCAGTCAAAGTTATACAAATTTATACATTACAGTTCAAAGGGCAAATTTATCAGCATCAGGTTATTTTAGGGTTAGACCAAATGCATCATCAGCCTGCCATAATTCTTATTTAATAAATGCCACCGCTGCAAGTGCAACCTATGATGGCATTATTATGGCACCTGCATCTTTAAATTTATCTGCCGCTGAAACTTTTAATGGGTGGGCTATTACGATCAACGATTATGCCAATGCTGCGAATGACACCACCAAACCATTTGAATGTTATGGTCAGTATTACCGCAGCAATGACACTCTCAATAGTTTAAACAATGCAGGGGGTTATTTTGCAAGCGGGGCAATAACCAGTTTAGAATTTCAACCAGCCAGCGGAACTTTTAATGGTGGAACAGTCAAAGTATATGGGGTGAATTAAAATGGATAAACCAATGATAAGAATACACAACACCGAAACCAATGAGGTTATTGATAGGGAAATGACCGCTTCTGAATTTGTGCAATATGAAGCAGATCAAGCAGCACTAACAGCCAAGCAAGCAGAAGCCGAAGCAAACGCATTAGCCAAATCTGCATTGCTTGAACGCATGGGATTATCTGAAGATGAAGCAAAACTGTTATTGGGCTGATGATTACATCCAGCAATGGTTGGACTGCATCAATTGATCCAGTTGCCATTGGCATTGGCTCATACCCAGTGCCAGGCACAAAGATCAAACTGCGGTGTGCAGCTGCGGTTGCACCATTGCTGGTCACATTTGCGGCAGAATTTCATCAACACATTGAACCTATTGATGCGGGCGGGCTGGATGATTGGGGTTATTGTTACCGAAACATCCGCGGATCAACTGACAAATTGAGCAATCACTCATCAGGCACTGCCATTGACCTGAATGCCACAAAACATCCCCTGGGTCATGCTGCGACATTCACACCCATGCAAACAGTGATGATTCAGGCACTATCCAAGAAATATGGTTTAAAGTGGGGTGGGGATTACACACACAGGAAAGATGAGATGCATTTTGAGGTTTCACTCAGTCCAGCCAAATGTGCTGAATTGATTGGAAAACTAAAGATAGGGAAAGTGAGTTAAAATGAAAAAGGCAAAGTTAATGGCGGCAAGTTGGGGCAGATCATTTGCCACAGCTGCGCTGACTTGCTACATGACTTATGAAGTTGTAAGTCTGAAAATCGTAATTAACGCAGGATTGGCTGCAACAATCCCAGTGATTGTGCGCTGGTTAAATCCTAATGACAAGGCATTTGGCAGAGTAACAAAGTAAATGGAAACGACTGAATGGGTTGCAATTATTGGGTGCGCACTCGCATTGCTATCTGCAATCTATTCAGTCATCAAAGTAGTGACAAAATCAATCATGGCTGAACTTTTGCCCAATTCAGGCAAATCACTCAGGGATGAAATCAGGGCGTTGAGTGCCAGGGTAGATGCCATTTATGAAATGATGGCTGGTAAATAAGCGCGTTGGGCGTGTTGGTCGTTGCCAGGTGTCAGCGGGCGGTGTCATACTGATCTGACCCAGTCAAAGTGGGTGGGTAGATTCGGGAGATACACAATGAACACAATCAATGCCTTAATGGGCATTTTAGGGGCTGCCATAGGGCTGGCAGTAGGTTTTAAATTAGGCAACAAACGCGGTGATACCGCTGGCAGTCGCAGGGGTTTTGCCAGGGGAATTGCAGTCAGTCGGGATGTAGTAAATCGGATACACAATGGTTCTTGAAAACTATGAAACAGTTGCAGAACGCATTGAAAAGTTTTGGATCAAATACCCAAGCGGGCGCATTCACACGCAGCTGATCCATCAAGATGGCACACGCTACATTGCCCAGTGTGATCTATACAAAGAGATCACCGATACATTTCCATTTGCAACAGATTTTGCAGAGGAGATCAGGACATCCAACAACCGCTTCCCAGCCGAAAATGCATTGACCAGCGCAATTGGTCGCAGTTTGCACACAGGTGACATCAGCAAATTCAGTGAGGGAAAACCTCGCCCATCCGCTGAGGAAATGTCTAGGGTGTCCTGGACAACACCCAATGATGACCGCGAACCAGTCGCCATTGCACAAACATTTGATGCAACAGTTGATCAGGTAGTAAGCGGCACTGCACCCAATCAAGCACCGCAATGCTCGCATGGTCACATGCTTTCCAAAATGGGAGTCAGCCCAAAAACCAACAAGCCTTATAGCGGCTGGGTTTGCTCATCCACTAACCGCGATTCCCAATGCAAGCCAATTTGGAATTGATGATGGGTGGAATATCAATTTCACGCAATGGGCAATCAATCCACATCACTGAAAATGGTGAGGTTTTAGGCAACAAAGGTGCATCAGTGTGTGATTCATGCTTTGTGCCATATCCCATCCAGGAAATGATGCGCATTATTGATGATGAATTGGTGCTTTGTCGCAGATGCTATTTGCGAAACCGAAGGCAGCAATGACTTTAATCAATCTGACCCTGGCTGATGAAATTATGGCTGCCAGGGTTGGACACACGCGCACTATTGAATGCATTGCCAAGCATCATTCTGAAAATTCTGATGTGAAGCGCACACTGTTTGAGAACATAGCCAATCAATCAGCTGCGGTGGCTGCTGAAATTGCAGTGGCAAGATTGCTGGGGTTCACAGCCTTTGATCCAAGTGGAACGCGATTTAAAAACAATGCAGATGTTGGGGCAAATGTTGAAGTCAAATGGTCACGCTGGTTTGATACAGCCCTACACATTCAGCCCACAGATCGTGACACTGATGTTGCGGTGTTGGTTGTAGGCAACTCACCCAATCTCAACATCATTGGTTGGATGCCAGTAATCAACGCAAAACGCCCGCGATACAAACACAGCAAATTCAGGGGATGGGCAGTTAGCCAAATCAATCTGCACCCTATTGAAAGCCTGTTAAGGAGTAATTATGGCAATGTTAGGATTTGAGGAATTGCCACTGTTTGATTGCCAAATGTGTGTTGCCATCTTGAATGCTAAGGGTGGCAAACATAAGAGTTGCAAAACTGAATGGATTCCCAGGGTGGTTGGTGATTTATTGCCACCTGGGTTGTCCACAATGGAATGCACAGGTTGTGGGCAAATGAGGGTGCAATTTGTGGGCAGTGATGAACCTATTGAATCTTAGGATTATCTCACATCCTGAGATGACAGTTTCATGCGGGCTGACCTGCGGTTATGTTAAATAAATGAAAAAGAATTTGCCACATCTATTGACACCCTGGATATGCTCACCATCCGCGCATAGAGCCGCAGGGCGATATGGCTCAATGCGGGGCTCACTAACGGGCGCACTATGTGTAATCCTTATTCAGGTGACATCTATGCAAAATAGTTGGTCTTTATCTAATGCAGATATGTTTAAACTATATGCACACACTCTGATTGTGGATTATAAAGAGTTTAAATGCCTGGAACAATTGTGGACAAAGGAATCAAATTGGAATAGAGCTGCACACAACAAATCAGGTGGGGCATGGGGCATTCCACAGTTAAAGAATAAGAAACTGCAACACATGGATGGATTCACCCAGGTGCAATGGGGTATTAAATACATCAAACACAGGCATCAAACATCATGTAATGCCTGGGCTTATTGGTTAAAGCATAAGAACTATTGATGTCGAAGTCATGGGCAAATGGCAGTCATAAAGGCTGGCGTAAAGTTAGGCAGCGGATATTGCAAAGGGATCAATCAACATGTCAGTTGTGTTCAGAAACCGAAGGACAAATGCACATTGATCATATAATTCCCAAGCGTTTAAATGGAAGTGATCTTGATGAAAATTTGCGGGTATTATGCCAATCATGCAATTTGCGGAGGGGGGGGTCATTTTTTGAGCATGAC